AGCAGTGGTATCAACGCAGAGTACTGGAATCCTGAAATCCAGCGCGGCGGGATAATACGGAAATTCGCTGAACTCTGGCCCGTTCTGCGTCTGGTATTTCAAGTCCGACCAGTTCCCTGGATCGCCCAGTCGCAGCTGGCGCGCGAGAGGAGAGAGTATTCGTCGCTCTTTCCGGTGTCATTGACCCTCCATTTCACACTACAAGTCTCGGCGATGTCCATCGTTTCCATCGATCCGGGTTTACACTTTTCCCGCGCCTTGCGTATATTTACATCGAAGCGAAGCTCGATAGGCGAGCGCACGGCGCACCCTCGAAGAACTCCTCCTCAACCAATAACGAGAGACGGGACTCTCGCAAAACTCCTTCCCTTCCTTGTCGTACCCGAAGTGTGCCCAGGTGAAGCCGGCAGAACAAATCCCTTATTACGCACCCGATGGAACGTCGCTTGGTTTCCGTTCTCCTCGACGCAGCCAAACGGCTCATCGAGGGTGGGTTCGTCAAGGCATCCTATGGGCGCAAGGGGCACATGAAGGCGATCTGGCTCCGGCAGGAAGACGGCAGCAGCCCTGTTGAGATCAACGCCCGTGGCGGCACCCGATATAGCTTCATCGAGAACCTGGAGCACGGTCGCTGCTGGAAACAGCGGCGTGTGGATCGGCGTGACGACGATGGAACGCTGGTGAGCTTGCGGGGCGTTTTCTTGCAGGTCGTGGCGGATTGCCTCGTGTCATGAAAGCGAGAGGGGAAAGTGGGCGGACGGTATGTCGCATTCGTTCGCGGAGCTTTTGCACGCGGGTGGTAAGAAACTGACAGTGAGAGTCAAAGGACCAAAAGCATGCCGGGCGTGATCACCGCGGAGAGTTTGGCGACACAGGGTGTGCCATTCGTTGGGTCTCGCGCCCCGCGATCATGCCGAAGGCTTGGCCGAAGTATTGCGGACTGCTCTGGGCCGAAACACGGTCTTCGGCGATCTCGGCCGCCAGGACGGTCTGCCTCGAGATTGCCGAGGATGAAGCGGAACGTTGCCGGGCAGTCGGTGCGACCGCAGCCCAGCAAACGGCTCTGAACATTGCCGCGCGCATCCGCAAGCGGCACGTCGCCTGATTCCAGACTTTTGAACTCGTAACAAACTTCATCCGCGGTCTGACGATTCAGTCTGCATGACCACAACCTTCTAACCTCTACCGAAAGGAAATCCCGTATGGCAGAAACGAATCCCAATCTCTCTCCCGCCGTTACCCACCAGCCCAGCCTGCTGGGTGGCGCGGAAAACATGAAGCTCCTGTTTGACGAGGAGCTCGATAGCCGGCGTGAAACCCTGGCGCGCGCTCGCGCCTGGGAAGCCATCTCGCTCGACATGGCGCAGACGGCCAGCCGCCGCGCGCAGAATTCCGCGACGATCGACCACGCCCTGAATGCCAACATCGTGCTGTCCAGCCAGGTCGGCACGACCGAAGGCCAGCAGACCGTTTCTCCGGCTGGCACCGCTGCGAGCGAGACCACCAAGGGTGCAGTCGCAGCCGCTGGCGCCGGCGAAGCCGTCAGCGCCGAAGGCATTACGGCCAACGTCGTGAATCTATTCACGTCGCTGACGCCGGTGATCGCAAGTTCGCTGGCGACGGCCATTTCGGCTGATGACGAAGTCGGAATACGCCAAGCACCGCGGCGTCTCGAAGCCGTATATTACGAAACTGGCGAAGAACGGCGTCCTCGTAATGCGAGGCGGCAAAATCGACGTTGCGGCTACGGACACGGTTCTCGACGACAAGCCGGTGGACGATATAGATGCGCCGCCCCCGATGCAGCAGCCGGCGGGCGTCTCCCCATCGGCGCGTTCGACGGATGGCACGGGCCAGGGCGGTGCCACGTTTGGCCAGGCGCGGACCATCGAGATGGTTTTTCGCGCGAAGCTGCGCCGGTTGGAGTTTGAGACCAAGCAGGGGAAACTGATCGAGGCCGAGGTTTACCGCAAGACCGCCGCGAATGCGTTCCGCGTTCCGCGATGGCATGCTGGGGATACCGGACCGCGTCTCGACGGTCGTCGCGGCCGAATCCGATCCGAAGAAAGTCCACCTGGCATTGAAGACCGAGATCTCGCGCGAGCTGGAGGCGGCGGCTGATGCAGTCCTCACCCTTTGAAGCGCCGACAGCCGATGTGCATTCCGCTTCTGGCCGCGATCTCGGCTGCCGGACGCCCCGATCCCGATCTCACCATCAGCCAGTGGGCCGATCAGTATCGCGTGCTGTCGCGCGTGTCGGCGGGCGAGCCGGGCCGGTGGCGCACGTCGCGCACGCCCTTCCTGCGTGAGATTATGGACTGCCTCAGCCCGTCGTCGCCCTTCTCGCGGGTGGTGTTCGTGAAGCCGGCGCAGATCGGCGGTTCCGAACTGCTGCTCAACATGCTGGGCTACATCATCCACCACGCGCCCGGGCCGGCGATGCTGGTGCAGCCCACGGTCGAGCTCGCCAAGCGCTTCTCGCGGCAGAGGATCGCGTCGATGATCGAGAACACCTCGGTGCTGGCGGATCGCGTCTCCGATCCGCGCGAGCGCGACTCCGGCAATACGATTCTGGCGAAGGAGTTTCCGGGCGGCGTGCTGGTGGCGACCGGCGCCAACAGTTCGGTGGGCCTGCGGTCAATGCCGGCGCGGTATCTGCTCATGGACGAGGTCGATGCTACCCGCCGTCGGCATCGACCGGCGCGGCGGGCACCGAGGAGGGCGACCCGGTGGACCTGGCGATCCGCCGCACGGGCACGTTCGCCAACCGGCAGATCGCCATGGTTTCGACGCCCACGATTGCGGAGGTGAGCCGCATCGAGGCAGCGTACCTGGAGTCCGACCAGCGGAAGTACTACGTGCCATGCCCCCATTGCGGCGTCTTCCAGATCCTGCGGTGGGCGCAGGTGAAGTGGCCAGACCGGGTGCCCGCCGAGGCGTGGTACGAATGCGAGCGTTGCCACGAGCGGATCGCGGACCACCATAAGCCGGAGATGCTGGCGCGCGGCCAGTGGCGGTCGGAAGCGCCCGGCGATGGAGAGACGGCGGGCTTCTGGTTGAACGGACTGTACTCGCCGTGGACGACGTGGGGTCAACTGGCGAAGGACTTCCTGCGCGCCCGGAAGTCGCCGGAGCGGATGCAGACGTTCACGAACACGGTCCTGGCCGAGACGTTCCAGCAGGCCGGCGCCACGAAGACGGACGCCAGCGAACTGCTGCGCCGGCGGCAGCAATACCGTCCGGACACCAAACTGCCGGCGGGCGTGGTGCTGATTACTTTGGGCGCGGACCTTCAGGCCGACCGGCTCGAGTTGGAGATCGTGGGTGGGGTCGCGACGAGGAGTCGTGGTCGCTGGCATACATAGTCTTGGTTGGCGACCCGGCGCAACGCGATCTGTGGGACGCGTTCGACCAGGTGCTCTCGTTGCAGTTCGATCATCCCTGCGGGCGGGAGTTCGAGATCGCGGCGGCGTGCGTGGACTCGGGCTTTCCACCATCCATCGTGCAAGGGTTCTGCAGTGAGCGAAGCGCCGGAGGGCGGCGCCCAAGATGTATCCCAATCAAGGGCGCGGCCGGGCAGCGTCCGATCTGGCCGCGGATGCACAGCAAGGCGAAAGACAATCGCCCGCTGTGGGTAATCGGTGTGGACGCCGCTAAGGAAGCCCTCTACGCGCGGCTCAAGATCACCGAGCCGGGACCCTGGCTTCTGTCACTTTCCCGATCAGCGACCAGTACGACCTGGCTTATTTTGAGCAGCTTACCGCCGAGACGTGCCGTGTGCGGTACAGCAAGGGCTTCGCGCATCGCGAGTGGATTAAGAAAACCGGCGCGCAACGAGGCGTTGGACGCGCGATGCTACGCCTACGCCGCTTACAATCGCTGATCGCCGGTCGGTTCCGATTGAACAAGCAGGCCGATCAGATCGAGGCGATGGTCGCGGCTAAGTCTGGCGGCGAGGATGCCGAGCGGTCACCAGGGGCCCGGCCAGTGCCGCCGCAGCGGCCACCGCCCAGCGGCCGCGAGCCGTGGGTCGAGCGGCGGGATTGGTTTGCCCACTGATGGGACACTGCGTTCAATCGGCAATCGCAAATGCCGCGTGCCGGATGTGCGGCGGTCGCGCGGAGAAGATGCATCAGCCGGTGTTCCATTCGGGAAGTTTCTGCCCGCGATGCTGTCCCGTGTGCAGTTCGAAGGCGGCGACGCGGGCGCAGCCGTTGGTGGCGCCAACACTCCGTGGTGTGGTTACGGACGCGACCCTGAAACACCCGGAGCAGCAACCATCCGCGCAGGGCGCGACGCAGTGGAAGGATGCCGGGTGGGGGCACCATCCCGACGACCCGTGGTACCACGATCGCGACCGGCATCAGTCGCGGCCACAGTGGGTGCCGTCGCGACGGCACTGGTTCCGGTGAGAACGCCGAAATTGATGCTGGGTGGCATCATGCCGCGCGGCACCCGGCGATCCGCAGTCTCGCGATGGACCCGGAATTCGGTGTGGGTGCCACGCGGTCGACAAAGAGACTTTATGAGCGCTGCCGATCGGTTGGTTCGGGGAGGACGGAAACCCCGGCGGCCGAGGGTAGCACGGTTTCGAATTGCAGTCCGCGCGTTACGCGCAAAAGGAAAGGAAAAGAAGATGGCAGGGAATAATTTTGCAGTTAACAGCGACCTCTTGGTCACGTTGACCAGTGTGGTCGACGCGTCCGGCAATCCCGCGACATTTCAGAATCCACCGGTGTACTCCACCTCGGATTCGACGATCCTGACTCTCACCGGGGCGGCAGATGGGATGAGCGCCACCGGCGTCGCGCAGAAGACCGGGAGCGTAGTGATTACGGTCGTTGGCGACGGCGTGACCGAGACCACGACGGTGGACGTAGTGGCCGGCACGGTGGTGTCGTTCCAGATTAATATCGCGCTGGCGCCGGTGCCCCCTGCATCGGGCAACGGTTCCGGTTCGGGCAGCGGCTCGTAATCCGGCGAGCAGTGTTTTAAACCACTTCCGGCGATCCACCGGAGGCGGTTCCTGGTTCTTGACGCGGGCAGGAAAAGCGGCTAATTCGCCGGTCTCATAATCCGGAGGACGGGGTTCAACTCCCCGGCCCGCAATCAGGTTCCACTCCATGACAGCCACCGCCATCACGCCAGCCATGGCAAGACGCATCGAGCTCTGGCCAACGTCGCGATTGGTGCTGTACGCGCACAACGCCAGAACGCATTCGCCGGAGCAGGTGGCACAGATTGCGGCGTCCATCGTCGAGTTCGGATTCGTCAACCCGATCCTGGTGGACAGCAACTCAGGAATCATTGCTGGCCATGGACGTCTCCTGGCCGCCCGGAAGCTTGGCCTCGTTGATGTACCGGTAGTTGTACTGGACCACCTCAACGAGACCCAACGCCGGGCGTACATCCTGGCGGACAACAAAATCGCACTCAACGCCGGGTGGGACGACGCAATGCTGGCGGACGAGGTGCGCGCTCTGCAGACCGATGGCTTCGACCTCGATCTTGCCGGCTTTTCCGGTGACGAGCTCGATGCGCTGCTGGCCATGCCCGAGGAACCGGAGACTGCTCCGGAGGCGGCCGAGGAGGTTCCGGAGCCACCACTACTGGCGGTTACCCGGCCTGGCGATCTATGGCTGATTGGAAACCATCGTCTGGTGTGCGGTGACTGCCGCGATCAGAATAGTCTGGGAATATTATTCCCGCCCAATGCGCGAGCGGCGGTCTGCATTACATCGCCGCCGTACGCTGCACAGCGTGAGTACGACTCCTCGAGCGGCTTCCGGCCGATCCCGCCGGATGAATATGCCGAGTGGTTCCGAGACATTGCAGCCAACATCGCCGCCATCCTCGCGGACGACGGTTCCTACTTTCTTAACATCAAGGAGCATGCCGACGACGGGGAGCGAAGCCTCTACGTAAAGGATCTGGTGATTGCCCATCGTCGACACTGGGGCTGGCGCTTCGTGGACGAGTTCTGCTGGCGCAAGACCGATAACGGCGTTCCTGGCGGGTGGGGGAATCGTTTCAAGAATGCCTGGGAGCCGGTCTTCCATTTCTGCCGCCAGCAGAAAATCAAATTCCGCCCGAAGCGGGTCGGTCACGCGTCCGAGGACTGCTTCGACTACAGCCCGAACAATCCGAAGTCGACGTCCGGCAGCGGGCTGTTAGGCACCGGCAAGCGTGGGGCGGCCGCGGATTCCGGGTATATGCAGGATTCGTGGCAGCGCACACGTAAGAACTTGAGCGCGGCCACCAATCCCGAGGGTCGGCACACCGGCGTGGCGCGTCCGTCAAACGTGATCGAGGTGAAGTCGGAGTCGAGCCAGGGATCGCACTCCGCGCCGTTCCCGCGCGCGCTGGTCGAGTTCTTCCTGTTTGCCTTCTCCGACCCCGGTGACATTGTGTACGACCCGTTCATGGGGTCGGGAACAACGATGGCGGCAGCGCACCTCCTTGAACGCGCCGGCTACGGCTGCGAGTTATCGCCGGCCTACTGTGACGTGATTCTCCGGCGCATGGTGAACCTGGGAGCGGAGATGCCGGTGCTCGCGGACACTGACCAGCCATTCGGTGCGGTCGCGGAGACGCGCGGCGTGCCGGTCGAGCAGGCATTGAACCCCAGGGATCAGGATTCGCGCGCCATCAAGCACAACGGGCCGAATCCTTTTTATGGCCCGAAGCGAAAGGCCTCGTAGAGCTTCGATGGGCAGAGCAAAGATTCCAGCCATCCGTAATGACCTTATAGCTGGTCCCATCGTCACATCCAAGGGCATGGTCGTCAATGGCCACGCTCGCCTGGCGGTGGAGCGGGAGTGCGGCGTAGACGAGTTGCCGGCCATTGTGGTGACGCACCCGGATATCCCGACGCGCCAACGGGAGGAGTGTTGAAGCCATGGACATCTTAGAACGCCTGCGCACTCTCGCGGTGCAGATCTGGCCGGTGGAACGTCTCCTTCCGTACGCGAGGAATTCGCGAACGCACTCCGACGAGCAAGTGGCGCAGGTCGCCGCCAGCATCCGCGAGTTCGGCTGGACGAACCCGATCCTGGTCGGCGGCGGCAACATCATCATCGCCGGCCACGCGCGGCTGGCGGCGGCACGCAAACTCGGCATCGCCGAGGTGCCAGTCATCGTTCTTGACCATCTTACCGAGACCCAGCGGCGTGCCCTGGTGCTGGCAGACAACAAGCTGGCGCTCAACGCCGGATGGGATGAGGAGATGCTGGCGAACGAGCTCCAAGCGTTGAAGGACGACAACTTCAACCTGGATATCGTCGGATTCACGGACGACGAGTTGAATGTCCTCCTGGTTGATCCGGAGCAGACAAGCTCCGGGCTTACCGACGATGATGCAGCTCCGGCCGCGGAGGAGACTGCGATTACGGTCGCCGGTGACGTGTGGGTGATGGGCGCGCATCGACTCCTGTGCGGCGACGCGACGGTTCTCGCGGACGTGGAGAAGTTGCTGGCTGGTGGGCTCGCCGATATGTGCTTTACCGACCCGCCTTACTCGGTGTCCTATACAGGGAAGACAGCAGAGAAGCTGACGATTAAGAACGACAACCTGGGCGATGGCTTTGAGCAGTTCTTGCGGGACGCATGCGCCAGTCTCCTGGCGGTGACCAAGGGTGCGATGTACATCTGCATGTCCTCATCGCAGTTACACACTTTGCAGCGGGTCTTCGTCGAAACAGGCGGGCACTGGTCCACGTTTGTTATCTGGGCGAAGAACACCTTCACGTTGGGGCGGTCCGATTATCAGCGTCAGTACGAACCAATTCTCTACGGCTGGCGGGAGGGCACGAATCACTTTTGGTGCGGAGCCCGCGACCAGGGCGACGTGTGGTTCATCAAAAGGCCGAATGCCAACGACGTTCATCCGACGATGAAACCGGTGGAGTTGGTCGAGCGCGCGATTCGTAACAGCAGCAAGACGCGCGACACCATCCTGGACACATTCGCCGGCAGCGGAACCACGCTCATCGCGTGCGAGAAGTCCGGCCGCCAGGCGCGCGTCCTCGAAATCGATCCGCGCTACTGCGATGTGATTTGCAGAAGGTTCATGGAATTCTCAGGTAAGCCAGCAATACTCGAATCCACCGGAGAAACGTTCGCAGCCGTCTCCGCTTCGAGAGTGGCGGGGGTTGCGGCATAAACGAAGAACCGCCGCCGGACTTCGCGTCCTGGCGGCGTCGTCGGGAAGGATGCTGGTCTACACTTCGATGGCGAGTATAGTGGCGGCGACCTGGAAGCCATCGAGCCCTCTGGCCCAGATCCTATAGCAGTACGGGCAGAAGCCGGGGTCCGTGCCGCGTTCGAGTAGGCGCATCCGGCAACGCAGATCGTCCAGGGCTATCTCGCGGCCTTCGTTGATGCTTACGACGCTTCCTATCGGGAGGTAGTGGCCTTCTTCGTCTTCCGCGATCAGCGTCGCGATGCCCAGTTCCGTGTCGTCCTTGATCTCACATCCGAATCCCGGCGTGGCGTTCGTTCTGGTCTGTTGTTTTCTGTTCCGTACCATGCTGCTTTCTCCTTGCATGACGATTCATCACTCGGGTCGCCCCGGAACGCAACCAGATAATTCGCGGAGGGCACGATCCTTCGTTCCTGGCGCACGGGGCGCGTCCGGCAATCCGGATGGCGCGACACGTCCAGCATGTTCGCGCGGGCGCAACGTGGGCCGCCCCCGCGGCAACGGGCGCAGACGCAGCCACGTACGGGTCGGCGTCGTACTGGCGAATGACCGTAAAAAAGCCGCCCCTTCCGGGGCGGCTTCTGAAGGCCTGCTGCTGACCGTTGGCCTATTTCGCGATCTTGTACGTCCGGTCACCGGATTCGCTTTTGGTGCTCTCGATGGCCAGCCCCATCTTCTTGGTAAGGGTTCCGCTGATAAATCCCCGGATGGTGTGGTTCTGCCAGCCGGTCTCCTTGGCGATGGCGGCCATGGTCGCGCCGTCCTTGGCGCGCAGCATGTCGAGGACGATGGCCTTCTTGCTGAACTCGCGCGGCAGGGTGGCGTTGGCGGGCTTCTTGGCGGCCTTGGTAGTCTTGCTGGCCTTGGCCGTCGCGGGCGCGGCCTTGGCGGCTTTCCGCGCGCTCTTCGCGGCTTTGGGGGCCTTGGCGGGAGCGCCTGCGGACGCTGCTTCCGGGGTGGCTTCGGGCGCGCCGTCCAGCTTTTGGATGGCTTTGAAGATCCGCGCAACGGCGCTCTTGCGGTTCGTGAACTTCTTGACCGGCTTCAGGTCCGCGCCGAACCCGGCGACACCTGCGAAGCTGTTCCACACCTGGACCAAGCGGTCGGCGGGCCAGTTGGCGGCGGTGGCGGCCAACTCCTTCTCGGTGGCGAAGTGCTCTTGTCCTTCGGGGATCTGCTCGGCGGCGGCGAAGGTCGTGATGGTGTTGTCGGCGTCTATCGAAAAGAGTTTCATGTTGGTGTCCGTTTCCTTTTTGGTGCTGCTGTTTTCTGGCACCTCGATTCATCACTCTTGTTCGTTCGGACATCAAGCGGAATCCGCAGATTTCCGAGAAAAAGATATTCGACCCGAAGGTAGGGCGAATGCCGGAGTCCTCGCATGGCTTTAACGCTGGTGCAGTTGCAGGCGAACCGGGACGCCATCAATACCGCGATTGGCGATCCGACCCTGCGCGTGCGCTTTCCGGACGGGCGCGAGGTGCAGTACCGGACCATCGACGAGTTGCGCAAGGCGAAGGCGGAGATCGAAGAGGACATTCGGGAGATGAGCGGGGCGACTGGCGGGCGCGTCCGGTTGGCGCAGCACAATCGCGGCGACGGTCCTTCGGGCCCGGAGAGGTGGAGGTAGTTTATGACGGTTACCAAACTCCTATTGGTCGTAGCGCTGTCGGGTGCTCTCTTCGGCCAGTCGGCGAAAGAGAAGGCCCTGCAGGCGCAACTCGATATGGCGCACGCGGCGTTGGACGCTTCCACTCGGGCGGCCGACCAACTGGCCCAGGAGTTGGCGAAAGCGAACGCCGCCGCCGTGGTCAAGGCGGCTACGGCGGCCCGTGCCGGGAAGAACGATGCAGCCACCATTGCAGTAGCAGCCGCCGACGCCGCTGCGGATGCCGCCACCGCTCAGATCATCGCGACCGCCAATGGTGCGGCGGCGCGCAAGGCTGCAGAGGATGCGGCGCTGCTCGCGCAAGGCGCTGCTACTACGGCGCGGGAGCAGAACGTAGCGTTGATGATCACGCACGCGCAACGCGGAGCGACCGCAGGGCGACGCGCGCATGGCTGGTACGCCGCCTCGACGGACGCCAACGTCGAGTTGATGGGATCGCTCATCTGGCTTCGCAACCGGAGCCGCGATCTGATCCGCAACAATCCGTATGCGGCGCGCGCGATTGAAGAGTTGGCGGGGAATGTAGTCGGGACCGGGATCGTTCCGAAGGCGAAGACAGGCAATGCTGCAATCGACAAGATCATCGACGCCGAGTGGCCTTTCTTCGCGGATGCCTGCGACACGCCGCAGCGCCTGGACTTCTTTGGGATGCAAACGCTGGCCGTTCGCACGATGGCGGAAAGCGGCGAAGCGCTCGTACGGTTTCGCCCGCGTCTGGCCGCCTCTAATCTGCGCGTTCCTCTACAGCTTCAAATGCTGGAGGCAGATTTCTTAGACCAGTCCCGAACGATGGGGCTGATCAACGGCCACGTGATGGAGGGCGTGCAGTTCGACGAGATGGGCCGACGCGCCGCCTACTGGCTGTTCAGTTATCACCCGGGTGGCGTGCTGATCCTGAATCCGCGCGGCGGAATCATCAGCCAGCCCGTGCCGGCCGATCAGATCATGCACGTCTATCGCGTGCTCCGGCCCGGCCAGGTGCGAGGCGTGCCGTGGCTCTCGCCCGTGATGATGGCGCTCCGAGACCTCGACGATTACTGCGACGCGGAGCGCGTGCGCAAGAAGGTAGAGGCGTGCGTCACCGCGTTCGTGCAGCAGCCGGAAGGTATCGAGGGCGATCCGCTCGGCATCTTCCGGCACCGACCCGGTCACCAGAGCGCCCGTCGAAACCTTTCAGCCGGGCATGGTCGAGTACCTGAAGCCGGGACAGGAGATCAAGTTCAACAACCCTCCGGCGGCGGGCGGTTACCGCGAGTACAAGATGACCGAGTTGCAGGGAATCATGGCTGGCATCGGTCTGCCGTACGAGCTCGGCACCGGCGATATGTCGCAGGTGAATTACTCCTCGTGGCGCGGCGGCATGCTGGGGTTCCGCAACACGGTGGAGGCGTACCGCTGGCTCACGCTGATCCCGCTGTTCTGCATGCCGGTGTGGCGTCGCTTCGTGGATACGTTGATCCTTCAAGGGAAGATTCCGCAGAAGGCGCTCGATGATCCGAAGGTCGCCATCCATGCGGTGCAGTGGACCGCGCCGAAGTTCGAGAGCGTCGATCCGGTGAAGGACGCGGCCGCGGAACTGAAGATGATCCGTACCGGGACGCTCGATCTGTTCGAGGCGATCTCGCGCAACGGATACGACCCGGAAGAGCGGTTGCAGAAGATCGCGCGCGTCAACAAGATTCTCGACAAGCTCGAAATCATTCTGGATTGCGACCCGCGCAACGTGACGGATCGCGGCCAGGAACAGCCTGCCGCAAGCGACGAGCGCACACCGAGTTCGAAGCCCACCGTGCCCGGCACGAAGGTCCCCGCCGCTTCGAATGCGGATGCAGAAGCCATCGCGGAGTTGTTCTCGGGGACGCCCGCTTCGCGGTCCTGGGATTCGCCTTCACGAATATTTCGCTCGTAGAAAAGAGGTTCAAACCATGAAAGCAAATCAGGCGCTTGAGTTTTTCGCCGCGTCCGATGCAAAGCCTGTCGCCAGCACGGCCAACGAGAAGGACGGCACGATTGACGTCGTCTGGTACACGGGCGCGCAGGTTCCGAGGAAAGACCCCGACACCGGCGATCCGTACATGCTCACGCTCGACATGGATGGGGCGCGCCTCGACCGGCTGAACGCGGGCGCACCCGTCTTCGATACCCACTTCACCGGCGACGACTACAAGTCCGTGGTTGCCGGGAAGGCAGGCACCAAGGCGCAGGTCGGCGTCGTGAACAAAGCGTGGGCGGACGGCGCGAACGGGATGGCCACCCTGAAGTTCGATCTCGGCGACGAAGACGGCGCTGAGTTGTTCCGCAAGGTGTCGAGCGGGATCGTGCAGAACCTGAGCTTCGGAGCGTGGATTTACAACCGCGAGAAAACGACGGTACAGGCTCAGACGGAAGGCAAGCCGCCGTACGGCAACCCGAACGAGATCGGCATGTTCACGGCGACCGATTGGGAACCGTTCGAGATATCCGTCGTTCCGGTCCCCGCCGATTTCAACACAACGTTTTTGTCCGCCGAGCCTTTGTCCACAAAGACCGACGGGCAAGCAGCACGGGCCTCAAGCCCACATAAGGAGAAACCTGCCATGGCAGAAAGCACTACACAGACGGCGGGCGCAGAGGCCCGTGTGAACGAACAGGCACTCGTCGCAGCGCGCGGCGAGGCAGTGAAACTGGAGCGCGAGCGCATCGTTGAAATCGAACACCGCGCCACTCGCTTCAAATCGATTCTCGGAGACGACTTTGTCCGCAAAGCAATCTCCGACGGCAAGACGGCAGACCAGTTCAGCGTCGAGGCCTTCGCGGCGCTGAGCGCAAAGGGTCAGCAAACCACGGGCGGTGAAGACCGGCCCATTCGCAGCGAGTTGAGCATCACCCGCGATGGCGGGGAAACCCGGCTGGCTGCAATGCAGAACGCCATGTTGCTGCGCCACGATCCGAAGTTCTTCCTGGCAAAGCATCCGAAGACCGGAGAACTGCTGAACGGATGCGGCGCGGAAAATCAGCGGCGCGCCGAGGAGATGGGACGCGAGTACGTGGGCTTGTCGCTCATGGAGATGGCCCGCGAGTCCCTCGAAATTCGCGGCATCAACCACCGGGGCATGAACAAGAACCGCATCGCCGAACTGGCGTTGCAGGCTCCGAGCCGCGGAGCGGAATACTTCGGCGGCGGCGCTGAATCGACCTCGGACTTCCCGGCGATCCTCGCCAACGTCGCCAACAAGACGCTGCGCCAGGCTTACGAGTCCTATCCGCGCACCTTCCAGCCCTTCTGCCGCCAGGTGACCGCGCCCGACTTCAAGCCGATCAACCGCGTGCAGTTGAGCGACGCTCCGGCCCTTCAGCAGTTGAACGAAAAGGGCGAGTACCACCGGGCGAACCTCACCGACATGAACACGAACTACTCGCTCCAGACGTTCGGCGAGGTCGTGGCCATCACGCGCAAGGTCATCATCAACGACGATCTCCAGGCCATGACGCGCATCCCCGCGATTCTGGGCGTGGCGGCCGCGCAGCTCGAATCGAACACGGTCTGGGGACTGATCACCAGCAACCCGGTGATGACGCTCGACGGCAAGGCGATCTTCCACACCGCTCACAGCAACCTGCTCAGCGGCGTGGCCAGCAGCATCGATCCCACCGTGGGCAGTTCCGCTCCGCTGACCGCGCTGGCCAAAGCCCGCGTGCAGATGCGGCTCCAGAAGGCTCCGCAGGGGACGCCGCTCGACCTGGTGCCGCGCTTCATGGCGGTGCCTCCGTCGCTTGAAACCTACGCCCTCCAGTTGATCTACCCGATCAACATCGCCTCGTCGGACCAGACGAAGGTGGTGCCCGGAGTGGGTCCGGTCGCTGGTTCCGGTTGTGGAGCCGCGTCTCGACAACTCGACCGGCACCGCGACCAACTGGTTCCTGTTCACCGATCCCGCGCTGATCGACACGCTGGAATACTGCTACCTCGAAGGCCAGCAGGGCGTGTACATCGAGACCCGCAGGGCTTCGAAGTGGACGGCGTCGAGATCAAGGCGCGCATGGACTTCGGCGCGGCGGCAATCGATTATCGCGGCCTGCAAAAGAGCGCGGGCGCATAGAAAGCTACCGACAAGAAGATCGGCGTGGCCGTGCTGATGCAAGCGAGCGGCGCGAACGCTCCGGGCGGCGTGGCCGGCGATCCGACCGTCCGTGTGCGGTTGAATTCCGCGTTCTAAACTCGGGGCGGCGCAAGTCGCCCCTTCCTTTTGACCTATGTCCGGATGGCCCACCATTAGCGCGAACGCGAATCGCATCATGCAGAACAGGTTCGGCGAACCGGTGGTGTACCAACCGATGCAAGCGGGCGCGCCGGCCAGCGCGTCGGTTCCTCTTACTGCCATCAGGTGTACCCGCGAGCGGATGGAGGCAGGTGCGGTAGCGAGCGTGGAAGAGATCGAAGTGAACCCTGTAGACCTGCCTGATCGCCGCCGCAGCGTGGCGACACGGTCGCTGCCTGGGGGGCGACATTCACGGTGACGACCGTGCGCCAGCCCGACCCGTACGGCATGGTCCATTTGACGCTGACGATGCAACCGTAATGATCAATCCCAAGACCATCCTGGCCGAGTGGGTGACCGCGCTTCAGGCACTGCCGAATCTGGTGAAAGCGATAGGCGGCGATCCAGCTCGATTCAGTTCTACTCGGAAAACGCCACGGTCTTCGGGCAGCCACGCAGAACAACGTTCGCCTGGCGGTCCTGGGATGCCGCCGGGATCGATCATGGTCGTCTGGCACGGCACCGCCGGGCAGGCTGGGCAACGCCCTCGTATTCGTGCATGAGTTCTCGCTTTACCTGCGCGCGCCGGAGACGCCCAGCGTCGGCTACGAGGACCTCTTCAACTGGATCGTCAACGACATTCCGGAGGGCGGCACGCTCAAGATGCTGCACCTTCAGGTCGACCCCAGTTGCGAGCCGATGGATTTCTATCTGCCGTCAGCCCGGCGCAACACTATCGTGATCAGCGCGGACGGTGCCACGTTCGAGTACTTCGAGGTGGCGGTCCGGCTGATCGAATCTACCAACCCATAAAAAGCCCGGTTGTCCCGGAGTCGAGGCCAAGAGATGCAGACGTTCCGATGGTCTTTATGCAATCCCCGCAGGGCGATGAAATCCGGAGGTCGAGGCAACCACCGCTATACTCACAGCCCTCATGGCACAAGGCTGGCATCAGGTGCCCGCACCGGCAACAGCGAGCGCAACCCGAAACTGCGGAGACGAAGGAGGCCAACTAAACCATGGCGAACATCAATGAACTGATTGAGGGCTGGAGCTTCGGCAAGCAGGCCGCGGTCGTTACGCACGCCTGCTGCGGCGATTATTACGCCGCAGAAAGATCTGGCGGTTGACGAACCTCAACACGAAGCCCTGGGCGAAGGTGCCGGTGAACGAGGACGACCGGGCTGAAATCGGCAAGGGTCACGAGTTCCCTACGCAGCTTTTCAAGTCGCACTACAACATGCCGACCTTCGAGATTTCGAAGTACGCCTCGTCGGAGTTCCTGGCGTGGGTACTGTCGTTCTCGCTGGGCAACGTGACGCTCGTCGGCACCGGATCGCCGTACACCTACACCATCGTACCGGCGCTGGGCGCGACCAATCCGACCGGCCTCGAGTTGCCGTACTTCACGTACGTCCAGCAGATCCGGCCTGGCGGATCTGCGGTGCTCGACGAAATCCTGATCGGTTGCGCTATCAAGGGCTGGAAGCTGGCCATCAAGAATTCTCCCGGCCGCGCCAGCGCGATGCTGTCGTGCGAGTGCGTGGCTACCGGTCAGTACACCTCGCCCAGTGGCATCACCCTGCCGGCGGTAACGCAGTCCGCACGAGTTCAACGCCGGCATGGTCAGCGCGTTGACCATCAACGGCATCAACTATCTGACCGGCGGCAGCGGTAAGCAGTTCGTGTCGCTCGACGCTTCCTGGGAGAACAACTTCCGGCCCGGCTTCTTCCCCGGTTCCGGACGCAGGACGGCTACCAGATTCAGGGCCGCTTCGAGTGGGGCGACCGCACGTTCGCGGTGCCAGTTCGTCGTGCGCGTGCAGAACGGTTCGATGGAGTACGCGAACCTGATCAATCAGACCACCGGCACCGCCACCGTCACGTTCACGCGCGACGCCAACAACACTTTCACGATGGCCATCCAGCAGATGGGATTCAACGTGGTCGAGTTGTCGAACACCGACGGCATCGCCACTCTCCAGGTGACCGGCGTCCAGTTGTACAACGCGACCAACGGTCCCGGTGACTTCGCCGCACGGCATCTGGTGACGATGTCGATTCTACGACATCTTGCCGCAAGGTGGGGCGGGGGCGGCTTGATCTGCCAGTATCCTCCTGGCCTACTTGTTCGGTGGATTCTTGGCGGTGGACCTTAATCGCTGGTGAACATCGTCGATGGAACATCGATAAGCAACAGACCAGCAAGCCAATGTTTGACGCATCGAAGCCTATCGTCGTGCCGATCCTGTCGGGCGGCGAAAAGCGATGCGAGGTGCGTTTTCCAACCGACGAGGAATGGTGTTCTTCTGGGCGCGGGCCCAGCGCACCATTCGCCATTTCCTCGGGCGCGGGAAGTCGCAAAGCGAGGACGTCGATCTTCCGAAAATCAACGCGGAGTTGTTCAAGAAGATCCGCATCGACCAGGACGGTCCGGAGTTCGACGACGCCGAAACCGGTATGGTTATCGGTCGCGTCGAGCGTTGTCAGGTGGCCGACATCGAGCGCGAGGGCGTCAACTACCGGATCGCAATGAAGGTCCCCGGCGCGCGCGTGACGCACGTCCTGCGGATGCCGACCGCCAAGGAGATGCAGGATCACGAGAAGGCGTCCACCAGCGTCGTGGCCGCCAGGCGGTCGGTCGAGACGCGGGCGTTCCTGGAACCGAGCGGCGCGCTCTACGACAAGCTGCACGTCTCGCACGACGGTTATGCCGGCGACGTGCCCATCGTTCACAAATCCGCGGCGGTGTCCGAGGTGATCGCGCAACTGGCCATCGAGGCAGACGACGACCCGGAATAGCGCAGCCCGACTCTCCGGAGGGGCCGGGCTTGCGATTCCTGATCCGCTCGGCGTGCCGCCAGGGATCGGCCTGCGGCAAGGATGAGGACTGCGCGGACCGGGTGTTCCGATGCCGGCAGTGCGGTTACTCTTCTCCGGACGAGTTGGATGGTTGCCCGCAGTGCAACGCGGGCTGGAAGGCCATCGACGTAAGCCACGGGCCCAACTGCCCGAGGCACCTGCTCGACGAGGCTATGGATTCGCCGAACGGCATCCTGGTGCGGCGGTGCTTCCGGCTTCTCAACGCCAAAACGCTCGGGTTGACGATCACGCTCAGGACATCACGGAGGAGGAGTTCCGGGTGATGGAACTGATCGACGGCGAGCAAAAGGAATACCACGCCGCCGAGGATCGCGATGCAAAGAGCTTCCAGGAGTTGCTGATTCGAAAACTCTCGCGACGTCAGGGCGCCTTTCTGTTTCTTACCCACCGGCTTGCTGAATATAGATTCGGCGCTCACGCTTATTAGCTTCGCGGGCCGAGATGATGCGGATGGTTTCTTCTTCGCCATGTTCAGTCTCCATGCGATATACGTGGACTACCAACAGAACTGCCTTCTCTACGGCGCCAATAGCGTGCCATCGCTGCTCGCCATCAACGATTCGGTCTTTGCGGAACGTTGCGAGGGAATCGTTGAAGACCAGGGCGGCGGTCTCAAACGAAATGTCGTGCTTCTGCTGGTTGACCCGGTTCTTTTGGTCGTCCCATTCAAATCGCATCGTTATACACATTGTATAACACCTCCTAAAGACAGACGAAGTCCATGCCTCGCTTCCAGACAGTCGTTCGGCGCGCCCGCTTCGTGTACTCCCCGTTCACGCTACAGGAGATGCAGGGCTTTGCGCAGTTGCTCGCGGACACGATCCGCAAGCGCATCCAGAGTGGCCAGAACATTTACGATCAGGCGGCGACGCCCCTGAAGCCCGCGCAGGCCGGACGCCGCGGCTATCCGGATTACAAGGCGGCGCATGGCCTCCAACCGATCCGCGACTGGACATGGACCGGGCACACGATGCGCTGTCTCAAGGTACTTACGGCGACCGAAAACCGCGCGGTGATTGGCTTCCTAGACGAGGCTTTGCCCGGTCGAAGCCAGACAGCTTCGCAACTTGCTTTCTGGAACAACCAGACGGAGCGGATGTGGGGCGTGTCGCCGGCAGATCGAGACAAGGTGATTCCGCTGATTTACAACTACCGTCCGGTGGTGACGCTGCAGCAGGTCCAAGGGGCGGGCAGCACAGGGTCGACGTTCCGATCCTTTCAGAGCTTCCGGGCGTTCCACGTATTTCGGTTCCATGCGGCAGGCGGGATTTGAGCAGTACATCGGTGCGAAGGCAGCTTAGAAAATGGGCGACCAAGCTGAACGTGTAGTTCTTGAAGCCGAGGACCAAGTCAGTCCGGTGGTGAATCAGGCCAACAGCAGCCTGGACAGCTTCGAGAAGAAAGCGACGACCGCGCACGACAAGGTGGTCCGGATCACGGACCAGACCAGGACCAGTGTGCAGCGTCTCATTTCCTCGCTTGAGAAGCAGGCAGACACGTTCGGGAAGACCGGCGTGGATCGGCTTATCTCCCAGCGCGACCAACTCCTCCAGCGGTACGCCAGGGAGCCGCAGGCTATCGACGCCATCACGCGGTCGTACGAAAAGATGATCGCGATTGAGGAAAAGTCCGCGCGCGATGCACTGGCCGTCAAGGCTGCAAAAGAGGCAGAGGAGGCTCTCCAGAAGCAATCGGTGGCCATCGAAGCGTTCGGCCAGCGAGTCAGCCAATCTATGGAGAACCCGCTCCAGGGCGCCAGGGGCGCGATCTCGTCCGTCCTTACGGCTCTCGGTCCTTTCGGCGTGGCGGTCGCTTCCGGCGCTGCCGTGCTCGGTGCAGTGGCGCTGTCCGCGTTCGAGGCTGCGAAGAGCCTCGGCGAGTATGGAACGCACGTCAAGGATGCGGAGTTGCGCACCGGGTTGGCCGCGAAAGAGGTCGGGCAGTTCGGGTTCGCGGCGCGCGCGGTCGGTCAGGACATTTCGATTGTCGAACGTCTCATGCGCGGCCTCTCGCAGGCCGCCGACGACAACTCAAAGGAGGGTGAGAAGGCGCGGACAACTCTGCGCGGGATGGGTATCGATCTGCACACCGCCGCCGGAGAGATGAAACCCACGTCCGAAATCCTGGTTGAGATTTCCGAGGGTTTGAACAAGCTCCCCGAAGGCCTCCAGCGGGACGCGGCGGCCATGGACCTGTTCAAGCGGGTCGGCGTAGAGGCGATTCCGTTCATGACGGAGCTTAACGACAACCTGCGCATCGCCCACGACGAGGGCTTCGGGCCGACCGAGGACGACATCCGGCGGTTCACCGAGTACCAGCGTGAAGTGACCGTGCTCGAAACCAAGTGGGACTCGCTGGTCCGCAAGTTCAAAGAGGGGCTGGTCATCACCGTGTCGTACGTCGGCCAGGGCGTCGACTGGTTCCTCAAGAACGTTGCCGCGCCCAGTAGCGAGGAAGAGCACGCTGGCGAGGAGCATCAGCGGCAAGACCAGGATGCCGTCCGTGCGGCGGGCGGTGCGGGCGCGAAGATGTCGATCTCTGCCCATCGGCAGGCGATGGCAGATATGGACCGGCGCGCGCCGGACATCATGAAGAACAGCGACGCCACTCTACAGCAGATCGCGGATCTGCGCAGCCAACAGCAGCAGTTGGTGGGCGATTTTGGTCTGCTACAGGCTCTGGCGCCCACCAAGGAGGAGCAGGCCAAGGCGCAAGGCGCAACCCAGATCCAAGGCCAGATCAAACAGTTGCAGCAGATGTTGAACGATGCAGAGGCGGCCACCAGACGGACGGATTTGCACGGCGGCAAAGAGGAGACGGATCGGTTGCGAGCGCGGTTCTTCGGTACGCACGAGGGCATGGAGAAGGCCTACGCCGATGCCAAGAAGGACGTTGAGCGGTTGCAGAAAGAACTGTTCGAACCGGACAGGCCGTTGACGAGGGCGCAGGCGCAGGATCTTGGCCACCAACTCCAGAGCGCGCAAACCGACGAGGAGCGACGCAAGGCGGCATTGGACGCGACCGCACATGGCGGGGAGGCACTTAAGGAGTTTCGCCGCCAGGCGGCAGAGTTTGAGAAGAAAGGCACTGAGGCAGAGCTCGACGCTGTCGGGAAAATCTTCTACCAGCGCGACCAGCTAATTGCGCAGGCCCAAAAACTGAAAGGGGTCGAGGCCGATATCGTCGCGATCCGCAAGTCCGCAGACGAGCAGGCGGGCAAGATCCGAACCGCGGAGGCCGCGAAGTTCGATCTGGATTGGCGGAAGTTCGAAGAGGCCGCGCAGGAGGACCAGAGCAAACGCTCGCTGAAAATGATGGAGCGACTGGGTCCCGTCCAAGGACCAGATGAAGGAGTGGGAGGACTGGTTCCGCGCCCAGGATCAGGTGGATTCCATCAACCTCGAAGCGCAGAAAGACGCCATCACCAGGAAGGCCGGGCGGGCTGAAAAGATGGTCGGTTTGAGCGGCGATACGGGCATGGACGCGATCCGCGAGACGTATCGCATTCGAATCGACTTAGCCAAGGAGCTTGCCGGCGTCGAGTCGGAGCGCATTCTCAAAGAGACCGACGCCGCAGCCAAGCTGATCGATGGGGCCAAAATGGCGAAGGACCTGAACAAGGAAATCGCCGAGGCGCAGGAAGAGGCGGCCATGAAGCAGCTTGAACTTCAGAAGCAGCAGATAGACGGCCTCAAGAAGGAGAGCGAGGGCCTCTGGAAAACGCTGTTGACGCACCCGGCCAAGTTCCCGAAGGAACTTGGAAACACGATCCACGAGGCGGTAATCAAGCCGGTCGCGGAAGGCATGGCGTCGATGACCGCGAACATCCTCCACCCAGCAATCTTCGGTGCGGACGGCGGTGGCGGGTTGGCCGGTATTTTCAAAGGCGTGTTCGGCGGCAGTAAGCCTGCCGACCCGGTGAAGATTTCGACGGACCAGAACACCACCGCGACGATACTCAACACCGCCCACGTGGCGGCGCTTACCGCGGTGCTGGCGGGCGCAATGGGGATGACGGCTCCGGCGGTCGCCGCGCCTGCCGGGATCGCCGGCCTGGCGGGTGTCTCTGTGCCGAGCATCTCCGTACCTGCGCGGATGGCTACGG